GACCGGATGTGACTCCGCCCGGTCTGCTCTGATGTTCCTTCGGCTTTTTGCTTCTCGGCTTTGGAGAGGCAGTTTTCCCCTGCAGCTCCTCCAGACGTGCAATCACTGCGCAAGCCTCTTGGTATGTAAGACTTTTTATGGATTCTTTTCCGGTCACACCTCCCACCAGCACATGGAGTTCATCCTCGTTTCCGGATGCCTTAATGCCAAGTGCATTGCCGATGGCATATATTTTTCTGATCTGAAACTGCTCTATCGCTCTCATCTGCCTCTCCTTTCCGGTTATTCCGTTTTCTCAGCCTCCACCGTTACCTTGATGCCCTCATCCACGATAATGGCTGCCCGGATGATTTCAACAGCCTCCTGCGGTGTTCCTTTCCACTCTGCTGACTTTAATATCTGCAGCATCCATTCCCAGTTGATGATCTCCGCAGTCAGATATGCCCAGTCGCTGGCTTCCTGCTCCGGCAGCCCCACCAGCTTCATCAGGGTCTCTGTATCCTTTTCATACTTGCCCTTCAGCTTCTTTTTCAGGGTACGCTGGATCTTCTCATCAGTTGTGATTGCCTTGATTGTCTCGTCCAGGCTTCCCTCGGTGTAATTGCCCATGAACATCATGGTAAACAGTCTCTTGCATGGATCCGTCATCTTGTATGTGGTATCCTCTTTCACAAAATCCCCGAACACATCACCCAGCAACTTCTTAACCATTGTCATGGAGACCGGTTTTACAGTCTCGCTGTTTCCGACCACAACCTTGGAATTGTTGCTGCCCCAATAGTCAATGGTCTTTTTCTTGGTGTCCCTCAGGTCATCCGTTGCCAGCTTCTCGAACCACGCTTTGATCTCGTCAATCTCTGCCTTGATTACACTCTGCTGGCTGGTCAGCTCCACTAACCGGTCAGCCTTTGCTTTGATTTCCATTACATCTGACATCATCTGAATACCTCCGCAATCTTGGCTGCACATTTCCTGCAGATCTCAATACCACAGACCATTTTCACATCATCCACCGTTCCGCAATGGAAACAAGCCGGAACATGCTTCTGAATGTGGATGCCGTCTTCATTCGTTGTAATGTCAACCGGAACTCCCGGAAGAATGCCGGTCTCCTGACGGATACCTCTTGGGATGGTCACTCCACCACCCTTAGTCACTTTTTTGCTTGCTTGCATCTCGTGCCCTCCTTTTGATTTTTACTGACACAACCAGCTCATCCAGCCGGTTCATGTGTACCATGCTTCTTTCAGAGAAGATCACATAGAAGGCTCCATGACTGTACTGATATCCCGTCACAGTCCGGTATTCTGTTGTAAATTCATCCGTAAAGCCGACCTCAGCTCCAACCGGATACTGCAGGATTGTCCGTATAATCCTTGCTATCATGCCATTCTCCTCTCCCACTCTGCATTTTATGGGCTTGTGACCATCACCTTGCGGTGGCTGCATTAAGAGGGGCAAATGCCCCTTATGTAATTTTTCTGCCATACCGGTGTCCCTTTTCCGGCTTTTCAATCTTACAGATCAGTGTGAACACTGCTTCGATTTTTTCCTCTTCGGATAATTTGTCACTGTTTAACTCATAGATGAACAGCATCTTTCCGTTATCCCTGATATAAACCGTCTGCTCCGTATGACAGAGCATCGGATCTGCCGAATAGGTCGCTCCGAACCAGCGGATGCTTCCTCCCGGACTGATCGTTCTCGGCTCAAAGTACATTTCTTCTCTTAATACCATCCTGCACCTCCTTACTTTGGCTTCGTGTATCGGTACGTGGTACCGTCTTTTCTGGTTGCAATCATAATCTTGGCTTTACCTTCCCGGATCAGGTTGGCACACAACCTTGCCTCTTCCCATCCTTTCCGAATTTCCTCCGGAACCTTAACATCTGATTTCTCGCTCATTTCTTCGCCTTTCTGATAGTCTTTGTTTTTCCACTCCTCCTCTGCAGGGCAATTTTGCTTACAATGACCATCTCCTCTGGAGTGTCCTTAACAATCAGCCACTTTTCAGAATCCAGCCCGGTATCCTGCAGAAACTTCTTTTGTGCCAGTGTCGGCTTCTTTCCATTCTTCACTTATCCACCTCCGCAATCTTTACCACTACACCATGCCTTTCACTCTCTGTAACCTTAAACCGGAATCCATTATCTTCTGCCTCTTCCTTCTTTCCAGCAAGGTACATTCCAGCTCGTAGCAATGCTGCATAATCTGTCAGTGTGGTGTAATTCCTCACCGTAATCTTTCCCGGCACCTCATCACCTCCCGACCTCAACTGTGTGTTGCATTGAAATTTTCCATCGCCCATCGGTTTCCGGTGGATTGTACCAACCTTCTTGTGCGTTCTGCCGGATCAATTCTCTTTCTGTCATTCATCCTCGGTATACTCTCAATAGCTTCTCTCATACCGCAATCCGGGCAGATATCCGTTTTATTATCCACCCTCGACAATGCCGGACGTCCAGTGTATGGTTTCCGGCACTTAGGACATACCACCATGCCTGAATCCTCCTTTTATTCAGTTTTGCCTCACTCTGCATTTCATGGGCTTGTGACCATCACCATTCAGTGGCTGCATTAAGGCTGGGGCATAAGCCCCGGCACATTGTTATCTATCCGGAAACGTGAATTTGCATTCGCATACCGGATGCCTAATGATCAGCGTTTTCTTTTCCAATCCCTCACGGTACCCTTTCATGTATGAGTAATAGTTACTCCTCTGGATACGCTGATTCCATCCTATTAACCATCCTGATATTGCAGATACTGCAACAATCAGCAGTACCAGTACCACACCGGCTATTCCAGTATGCAAGCCGAATACAATCATAAACATAAGAGCCATCAAGATTGCACCAGCAGCTACACCGACCAAAATTGCGGTACTTCTTTCTTTAGGGTTCTTCATTTTGCATTTACCTCCGTTTTCTCTTACTTCTTGTCCTTTTTATTCCCGATATATGCCAGTACAATCAGCGTCAGGCATATCGCAGTCACGATATAACACTTTTCCATGTCCTGCCCTCCTATATGAAGCGGATTCCCATTGTATTTGCCATTTTTTCCAGCCCCTCAAAGGAAATATCCTCATTGTTGACTGCGTTATTGAACACACTCACCATTCCACGAATTCCCCATTTGCTGTGGCTGATGCTCAGAAGGTAGTCAATCTCTTTCTGCATTCCCTTCTCTTCCAACACCGGGAAGAATTTGACAACGTCTTCTCTCTGGATATCCGATGTGCGGTACCTTCCATGGAGCTTCGTGCGGTTGAACTGCTGGGCGAAAATTGCTTCCTGCTTTCCGAGCATCTTATTGTAGACTTCCACATTTCCGATGAGTACGATTCCAATACCCGGCTTTCCGGTAAATATATCTTCATCTACCCACCCTCTGATTTCTTCCAGAGTGAGGAATTTAAGATTCTGTGCTTCATCGATAATGATAACCTTATCAGTCTCTCTGAGCTTCTCCTGAATGGATACCGATAAATCCTCGGTGCGCTGGTTTTCAGGGAGTTTTAATGTCTTTGCAATCATCTTTAAAAGGCTTCTTGTTGAGCCGGTACTCGGTGTTGCTTTCACATAAACTGTTGTTGAAGGATTGTCCTGCAGGAACTTGGCTGCTGCTTTCGTCTTTCCGATCCCGGCATCCCCATCAATAACTACAATTCCCTTCTCCAGCTGGCAGTACCGGATCAGCTTGTACGCTTCCTCGGAAATGGTTGTCGGTATGTACCCGGCTGAAGTCTTGGTTCTGAAAGGTTCCGCTTTCTGCGCATTCTGTGTTTTCTCTTCCTGAATCTGAAAGAACTCCTTCAGCTTATTTTCCACCGCCTCAATATCTCCCTTATCGTACATACTTCTGCGGTACTGGCTGAGTGCTGCCTGACTGATTCCAAGAATCGGGGCTGCCTTTGCCTGACTCAAATTTTCGTCCTTCAGGAACTTCTCTAATCTCTCCTGAAGCTTTGTGTTGTACTGTTTACTCATCATTTACCTCCTCGCCTTATGGCTGCATTTCTATTCATTACATCAAGGTCTGCACCGCCAACCACTTTCTTGAATACTGGTTCTTCGTCTGCCCTCTGAACCTCAAGCAGGGATGGATTCGGTTTGCCCTGATAGTTCGCTTTGTTTCGCTCGGCTTGCTTAAGCACAAGCTCCATTGCAGTAATCTTGTCCACATCTGCCAGAATAGCGTTTTCCTTGTATTCCCTTGCGATACGCTCCAGCCTTCTGGTCTTCGCCATCGCTGCCTTGACATCATCCTTGCTGGCATTGTAGGAAAGAACTGCGGTATTGTCTGCAGGTACCGACATAATGTAACGGTCTTCCAGATCGTAAATTCTGACCTCGCTTAAATTCTCCGGATCATAACGGAAGTAAACTTTTTTTCCGAGCATCAGATGTACAAAATCATCATTCCAAAAGTCGATGCGTCCACCTCCAATATCCAAGTGAACTCCTCGCCTTGTAACCTGCTGCGGTCTAGTGCTTCTCATCAGCATGAGGTTAAGCTCCTCAGCCGATGCCACACGTTTCCGCTTCAGATGCTCGTTGAAAACATCCGTCTTGCATTTTCCCTTGTCGGCTTCCACAGCTCCGTTGTAGGCTTCCATGTTGAAATACCACTCCAGAACCGCTGTCACATACTCCTCAAATTCCTCATCCGTATAAATCTGCTCTTTCTTCAGTACGAATTTCAATCGCTCCGGCTTCTCCACCACACTTCCTCCGGTGTAGGTATTAAAAAGCCTTGAAAGGTCATTTTTAACATCCTCAAACCGTCTCTCGATGATTTTTGCCTTCGCATTCCGGACAATCGCATTTGTCATGTTAATGCCAAGTCTCTTGAATACTCCCGGTGGCTCAAATTTCTCCTCGCCATCCTTTGGTTTCTTCTTACGGTGTCCCAAGCCTCCGATATCGAAGGTCAGGAACTCTCGACCATTATCCACGTAGATGTTATCCGGTATGCCATATTTGAGGATTCCCTTCCGCAGTGCTATCAGTGTAGCCTCGGAGCAGGGATTGTATGTAATATGGAATCCGGTAAAAATACCGCTTCGTGCATCCAGAAATGCTGTCAAATAAGGTCTGTGGATGTTTCCATTCTTGTCCTTTACCATGACATCAAAGGTATGGTTATCAGCAATCCACCACTCATTGCTTTCGATATCCTCATAAATTCTGCGGATAAACGGAGCGCAGCGGTCATTGTAGGCTTTATGTCCCTCACGTCCCAGCACCTTGACACCTTCCGGCACCTCGTTGTTGAGTCTGCGGTAAAAAGCGGAATAGCTTGGAATGTCGGTGTATAAATCCGGTCTTTTTTCCTGAGCCCACATCTTGGTGTAGTCCAGGCACTTCTGGATCGGATGCTGGCTCTCATCAAGGTAGAAATACAGAAACGCCTGCCATATCGTATCATCAATGCTGCTGGTTCCCTTTTTCCATTTGCCCCTCTTGTCAATGAGACCGTCTAAATCATTTTCTTTAACCGCTTTCCACTTCCGGTACAGGATATCAACAGAAATCTCTTTGTCCGGATATTCCAGTCCACATAAAGTAACAAATTTCTTATCAACATCTGCTTTGCAGGTAACTCCCGGCTTCATCCGGTATTGCTGCCACTGCTCCACAAGGCTGATCCAAAAATCAATCTCCTGCCTTTCGCTTTCCGAGAAATGGTCTACCGCCTTTTTATCCGGTACCGGCTCCGGAGTGCTTATCTCCTCCGCCGGGTTCTCTAGATTCATCTGATACCATTTCTGCTGCAGCTCCTCATCCAGAGCCTCCAGCGGCACCAGATAGGTCTTTCTGTTTTTATCATTCAGGATTTCCTGCGCCTGAAGTTTACCTTCTTTAATTATTCGCTTCACATATTGATAACTGCATCCTTTGACCTCTGCCACCTGCTTTGCGGTAAGCATCTGTCCCATCTCATCACCACCTTACAGCCTGTCATCATCAGATGCAGGAGGCTATCCCTGCATGACCGGCTTACGCCGGTTTCGACTGTTCGCTTTTCAATTTTTCTGGTATAATCTCCGTAGAAAGGAGGTGTTTGCCATGACCGATATTGAGGCATTGAAGGAATCCGTTTCAGAAAAACTCTATGCCCAAGAACCTCTTGCTCAGGCTATATTGTCATATCTGAACAACTCAGACCCTGCTGCCCATCAAGCAATACTAAATCGCTTTGATGAAATCGTATCTGCACGTATTGATTGCCTCATTCAAGAAGCCCTCGAAAACGAAGCAAATACTGAAAAATGCAGGAAGTGATTTATCTTTGGAATATATGGAGTGGAGTTCCTGCTTCCGTGTACACCCTAATGAGCCAAGGTGTACACTCCGCAATTACTGTTTTCCCAAGATTGAGATGTACAAAATCATCATCCCAATACTCCACTCCATCAATTCTGATTCCTCTGCGAGTTACTCGCTGCCTTGAAAACATTGTTTTCATTTGAAAGAGCTTCACACGCTTCACTCTCATCAGCCAATCGCTCTCATCCTCGGTACACAAACCGTAATACTCATCCGTTCTGGTAAAGTGATATTCCACTCCGTAAAAGTGTTTGATCGCCATCCGGTACACTTCCCACTGTGCCTGACACCATGCCAGCGTTCTCAGTACTTCCTTATCCTCTCTATTTCTGCTCAGTGCATCATCCCATGCGGTAATTGTGCTTTCCAGTTCCCCTCCGAACTCCGTTTTCAAAAACTGCTCTTTATTCATTTTCATACGCTCCTCCTTAAATGGCTTTTAAAAACTCTTTAAAATCATCCACATCTCCATCCAGTTCCTCAATAATAGGAATGATGTATTTGTTTCCGGACTGCTTTCCGTGTGTTGCTTCGCTAATTCTTGCGTGTGGGATGCCCATCTGCCTAGCCAGCTCGTTCTGGGAAATCTCTTTCTCCACCAACCGTATTTTTACCCACCGTCTGAATTCAGCGAGATTACTTATTCTGTTATTTTTCAACTTCCACTCGCCCTCCTTTAGCGTTATCCGTTATTTTTTTCTGTACCGCTGTTACAAAATAACCTATTCAGTTATCATTTTTCGTGATATAATGGCTTTTGTATTATTGGTACATTTTGATTATATATCCTGTTTTGGATATTGTCAATTCTGTTTTGAATATATATTATCCTATTTTGAATAACTGGAGGTTTTTCTTTTGAAGTCAGTAGGGGAACGATTAGCATATACACGAAACACTATTCTTTCTATGAATCAGAAAGATTTTTCTAAATTGCTTTGCATTTCGCAAGGAGCGTTAAGTGAAATTGAAAATAATAAACGGGGACTTCCAATGGAAGCAATTATAGAATTGATGAAATATTCAAAAAAGGATATTCGCATATCATGTACTTGGATATTAACCGGAATTGAAGACACGACATCTGCACCGGCATTATCAAATGATGAAAAAGAACTTCTTACCACATACAACAAACTGGATCGGCGAGGACAGCATCGTGTCCACACTATCATCTATGAAGAAATGGATCGGATGAATGGTACACAAAAACTGTCCGTTCCCAGAAGCGACATATAAGAAGAAACGGAAATATATTGTATGTTGACCGTCCCTCTTTTGCATGATATAGTTTAATTGCATTTACCACTATGCTTTAAGACATAGAAAAAGAGCATTTTCAGACGTTCTGCCACGCTCCTGAAACTGCTCTTTTTTAGTTGCCATTTATGGTTGCCATTTGGTTCATATTAAATTTTTCTTTCAAATCCGTATTTTGAACGATAATTTTAAAACCTTTTAAAAGGTCAAAATCCCACAAAATCAATACTTTAAAGCACTTTTATAATATTCTTTAAAAGGCTTTTAAATGATTTTAAAACCCACACTTTCCAGGCATCTCGTCACCTATATTTTCCCCTTTTAAATCGCATTTTTCTTTTTCAAGTTGCCATTTAGTTCGCATTAAATTTTTAAGTGGATTTCCTACCCTTTAAGCCTAAAAAAGCCCCATTTCATGGGATTTCTCGCCATGTAAGGGACTTTAAGGGTTTTTAAGGGTTCTCAGGTTGCCATTACCCTTGATTTATACGGAAACTCACATCGGCATTATAGAGTACTGCGGTATCTATGATGAAGCCGGCAGTTTTGACAGCAATATCATCGTTGATGCCTTTCGCTCTGGCCCAGAGTCTGGGTGTCTTGAAATTACCATGCTGCTGAGCCTTCCGGATCCGGTTCGTTGCATGCTTCAGAGAGTCGTATTCTCTGGGCAGCTTACAGAAATGCCTGCCCAGGATCGTGCCATCCGGATGCATGATGGAAACCGTAGCTGTGGAATTAATACCAAGGTCAACAGCAGCTATCGTCTGATGAAATATATCTGTATCCGCAAGAACTGTTTCTTCCTCAAAGGGAAAATCCAGATACCATTCATGGCCCCGTTTTCTGAGAGTAGGAGCACATTTCTTACGGAACTGGCATCTACGTGTGATGTAATCAACATCAGACTTACGAAGATCTACTGTGATCCAGTCCCAGGTATTGTGAACATATACTTTGATCCTGGCCTCGTAGGTCCCAGTCTGTTCATACATACCGGTCTTATACAGGCATGGATAAATGAATCCTACTTTCGGAAAAGAAGGCTTCCGGCCCCGAATACCAGTATCAGATGCTTCCCAATTCGCTAGATTACTTTTGTAAGAGGATACTTTACCGATAGCCTCACTGATCGCACTGCGCCTCAGGTAACTGGGAAACTTATAGAATCTTCTGTCAAAACCGGTATACTTCGGGTCAGGATTATCGGCCGTAGCATGACACAGGCGTTCCATGTACTGCTGACGAAGGAGATTTCCCTGGATGCCGGAAACAGTGTCCCATTCTTCCATGCACATACCGATCAGATAATCCACGGCACTGCGGTATATAGCTACAGTGTCTTTGAAAATATGGTTATAATGTTTGATCTTCACACTGTAGGAAGAAAATATCTTCATACCACAATGTCTCCTTTCTGAAAATTACTGGATCTTCTGGTGGTCGATATAAAGCTTGTAGGCCGTTTTACTCACGACTAAAGTCACGAGTGTGCAGCGGCAATTACATCAAGACGTATTTTTCCCGCATATGATTTTGCATCTTTATCATAGAAACCAATCCAGTAGGAATCTATGGAGCCGCCAAAATAACCTTCGCCAACCCCTTCTGATAAACACCATGCGCTTACTACATTATTTCGCCAGAACGGCTTCTGATGAATCCGTTTTTCATCCTAATCACAGCTCTGCAAATGTCCTTTGGCTTAAGATTATACTTATTTTGTACCTTTGGTTTTCTCAAAGCATTTTCCCTTCTGTAACTTTTTGATTATTTTCAAAGAACCCGGTATGATATTCCCGTAGTTCGCGATAATACGAATATCCTTTTTAGCTTTTTCTATAGCCTCCGTCTTATTTTCCGCTTCTATCTCAAATGATTGAGGTTCAGAAAAATAATACTCCGCACAAATTAA